AAAGGGAATGCCCGCAGCGCCAACGGTGCGGCTCGCGGTGGCCACGCCGGCGGCGGCGCTGGCATTCCTGCCCAGGAGGGCCAGCACGGCCGCCGCCGCACCTGCGCTTGCCGCCAAGGTAGAGACCGCAATCTTCCCGCCCTCCATCGCCGCCGTCAGCACAGGGTGTTCCTGCGCGGTCTTGGTCAGCCCCTCCCAGTAGCGGTCCAAAGCAGGGAGCAGCTTCTGCAGCGCCGTATTCTGCGCATTGAGGGTTTCATTCTCCGCCTGCGACCTCTTGAAGCCCGAGCCGCTGCTGATCACTGCGAAGTTCCCCGCCGTGGTGCCGTCGGCACCACCGTTCACCGTAGCGTCCACCTGGGTCTTGAAGGAATCGACCTGCTTCTTGTACCCCAAGAACGCGCTGCGCGCCTGTCTGTCCTGTAGGACCTTGCCGATAGCCGTGCCCTCCGCGAGCTGGAGCTGCTTCTCCAGGATGTCGGCCTGCTCGCCGGCGTTGGTCGTCGTGCGCCGTCGCTGCTCCAGCGCCAGATAGTTCTTGTCCTTGGACATCACCTTGTCGACCAGCATGCTAAAGGCGGTGATGGGATCAATGCCCTTGCCGGCCGCAGCCTGTAAGCTGCCGGTCAGGTTGATGCCTTGCTTCTTGAAGTCGTTCTGGGTGTCGCTGCTGTTGATTTTGGAGAGCAGGTTCACCACGTTGTTGCCAGCGGCATCAGTGCTGCCAGCGGTCGTGATCGCTGCTTGGTTGAGGGCGAGAAGCTGCGCCAAGCCGCGCTCGCCTTTCATGCCCAGGGTGGCAGCTTCGGCCATCTGTGCAGGAAGCCACTTGGCCATGTCCTTCAGCTCGAAACCACCGAGGTTCCCGGACTTGATCGCCATGTCGAGAACACGGGGCAGCTGTTCGGCTTTGAAGCCGAAGTTCTGCATGGAGCGGATGCCGATATCGGCGATCTGTTCCGGCGTTGCTCCGGAGGCGGTGGCACCGCGCATGACGGCCGGCAGCATGGTCTTGGCATCGCTGTCGCTGATGACGCCCGAGCCCAGGATACGGGATAGGGTCTCGACCCCTTGTTCGCGAGTGCCCCCGCCGTAGCGCAAGGCGCTGATGATGGTCGCATCCAACTCTTTCTTGCCAGCGATTCGCTCCGCCACCGACTTGTCGGCCAGCGCCACGTTGGCAAGATGGCTGAGCTGGGTGTCATAGTCGACCGCGCGATCGATGTGGGGCTGGACGATCATCTTGCCAGCGGCGATGCCGGCGACTACGGCGCCTGCGGCGCGGCCGGCTGCTTTCACCCCATCCAATGCACGCGCGAGCGCCGATGCCTGGTTCTTTGCTTCGTTGAGATCGCGCCCTACCTGCTTGGCACCGCTGGTGCGCCCCAGGTCATCCACCTTCCCGGACAAGGTGGCGATGTTTCCGGCGAGCTGCTGGACCATGGTGGGCAGCTTGGCCAAGTCCTTGTAGAGGGCCGCAGGGCCGTTGCTGTTTCCCAGCTTGTCGACCTTTGTGGAGAGCGCATCAATCCCGCCCGTCAAGCGCTTCACCACATCGGGCAGCTTGGCAAGGCCCTTGTTCAGCGCATCTGGACCGCGGCTGCGGCCCATCTGGTCGACCCGGTTGGTCAGCCGGCCGACCGAGGTGTCGACAGCGCCGATGGACTTGGGAAGCTTGTCAAATTCTTTTCCGGTCTTGGCCACGAAGGCCTGAACAGCACGGAAGGCATCGGCGTCATCGGCCTTGATCCGGAGGTAGATGTCTTCCTTGTTGCTCATGATTTCTTCGTGGTCAGGGTATTGATGTAGAAGCGCAGGCGGGGAAGAGGCATCGAGAGTATCTCCGCCTCCGACCAGCCCGTAGCCTTAGCCAGCAGCAGGACAGCCCTTAATCGGTCTGCTCCGCCGCTGGCTCGTCTTCCCCCTTTTCGTTCACTTCGAGGATTGCCTTGCGCAGGATGGCCCAGTCATCGCGGTGCAGCTTCGCAACCATGCTGAAGGTGAACGGGCCCTCGTAGTCGCCCACGCGCACCAGCTGGCGCGCAGCCATATGGGTGTTGAAATTGAGGGGCGTAGCGGTGCTCGCCTCCATCTCAGCTTCGAGCATGTCCAAGGTGCTGGCCTCGCGCACGACGAAGTCCATGTGCGTCTTCTTGGGCTTGCCGGCAGTCATGCCATGCTTGAATTCGCCGTGCAGGGTGGTCTGGGTGGTGTTTTCCATTTTTTAAACTTCCTCGACGTCGCCATAAAAAGTTGCCTTGACTTCGCCCTGCGCGATCACGCGGGCGGTACCGCAGCGCGCATTGCGCATGATGTAGTCCTGGCCGTTGTTGCCCTCGATCACGATGGTTGCGTTGCGCACGGCCTGGATGGCGCGCAGCTTCAGGCCGGCGATCGCAATCATGGTGGTCTCCAGGGATCCGCCCTTCATGACGCCCGAGGTATGGGTGTTGCCCTCCTCGTCGACGACCTGCTCGTTGTCTTCACCCCCGACGTCAACCTGCGTGCTGCCCGGCTTGGTCGAGTATTTGATGCCATCGATCGTGATCTTCTGGCGCGAGAGAATTTCCGACATTTCTATCTCCTAAGATGCGCTGGGCGCACGGTGGTCACCGCACGCCGAGATGTGTTGCTAGTTGATGAACAGAACCCGGGCCGCGAAGATGTCGAACTGGTTGACCAGGTCCGGCGAGACAACGGCGTTGACTTGGTTGACGTTCGAGCTGGAACGCAGCATCAACAACGCGGCCTTGGTCTGCTCCACGTTCTCGATCTGACCCGCGAATTCGAGATCACGCAGCAGCGCGATCGTATGCATGGTCAGGATCTTGGGCGTGACGATTGCCTGACCCGACGCGAAGTTCGTCCCATCGTTGGCCAGCTTGTAGTCGGGGAATTTGGTCAGGATCATGTTGCGCCAGCTGAAGCGGAAATAGTCCGCGCCCCATTTGCTCTGCAGCTTGTAGTAGGCCTTGGTCGGGGCACCGGCGCTGGTGGTCTTGTAGGTGGTGGCGACGATCTCCATACGCATGGTGCCGTCGTTATCGCCATAGCGGAAACTGCAGCCACCGTTGCGGAGCAGTACTTCCTTGGTGTTTTCGTCGAAGCGATCGGCTTCGGCGGGCGCAGGAATGCCCGTCATCTCCATGTCGGTATAGGGGCGAGCAGGATCGCTGGCACCACGCTTTGCCGCCAGCGCTGCGGCGCGGGCAGCCAGGCGCCAAGGGGCCAGCATGTTCCCCTCGCGCGGTAGGAAACTGGAGTGCGGGCTGTTCCTGCCGTTCAGGAATGTGTTGTAAGTACCGTAGGAGCCGGAGACGCAGCCGAAGACGTGCGATTCCTGCTGCTTGGCGGCGGTATACCGGTTCGCGAAGTCTGCCTCGATGGCGGCCAGGTTCGCCGAGTCGATATAGGGGCAGACCAGGCGCAGGCGATCCTTGCCACGGATGGCGCCGAGCAGCGGGCCGACATCGGGGTTGCCGGCGCCGCCGCTCATGCCGCTGAAGGCCAGAGCGATCCCGGCCGGCAGCTTCTCGCCCGCATAGAATGCTGCGCGCGCGTCCAGCTCGTTGCCCGTCTCGCCCTTGTGTCGGGCGGTCATGGTGACCACCGCGCCGGTCGGTGCAGCAGGCACCGTGAGGGGCAAGTCGCCATTGGCATTGATCTGGGTGGCGATATTTCCGGCGACCACCGCTGCAGTGTCCCCCTTGGTCACACCGATCTGAACACGTGTCCCGTCGATGTACAGCGGGATCACGCCGCTCTCCTGGGCGGTGCCGGAGACGGTGATGGTACCGGTGGCCGCAGCGCTGCCGGCGAGGTCTGCAGCGACAACGACGGTGACCTTCGCGGTGGGGTAGCCCTTGAAGACTTCGATGGCCATCTGGTGCACAAGCGATCCGCGGCCACCCAGCGCCAGGGCATCGGCTTCGCCGAAGATCTGGGTCTCGACGTTCGGTGTCGCGTTGCCGGAGCTCAGCTTCTGGCCGAAGATCACCATGCGGTGCGGCAGTGCCGGGAGCCCCGTGTCGGCCCGGTCGGTGCCGATTTCGATGAGGACGCCAGGGGCGCGGCGGTCGTCCTGAATTTCACGGAAGCTGACGTTGTCGGTCATGATTGTTTCCTTGGTGGTTGCGGATAGGCCGGCAGATATTTACTGCTCGGCGTGGTGCTCTTCGCCGCCGGGCAGATCCGGGTCAGGGTCCTCGAAGGAGACATCCTTGTCGGCCTCCAGGCGGTACCAGTAGCTGTTCAGCACCAGGTTCTTGCCTTCCTCGGGCAGATTTCCATTGCCGTCGTGCATGGGGATGATTTTTTCGCCAACGGGCGTGATTTTCTTGATGGTCATGTATGGCTCCCAGATAAATCGATATCGAGTTGCGCGTCTGGCGCGCCGTTGAGGTAATTCGGTGGCTCTTCCAACCACTGCCGCTGCACCTCGCCCGACTGGTGGGGCCGGCCGATGTCGATGTCCCCGCGGAAGCGAAGGAAGTCGGTCAGGCCAGCAAGAGGGTAGTCCTCTGTCAGCGGCTCGGTGGCATCGTACGGCCCAGCAGTAATAGCAATAGAGATCCAGCCGTATGGCTGTTCCAGCTGGGCAGACTGCTCTACGGGGCCGATCTTCAGCTCCGGGCCACGTAGCATGCGTTGGATGAAGGTACGCACCTGGTGGTGCATGCTCAGTTCAGCTTTCTCAATGGCGAAGCCACCATCTTTCTCGCCGACCGCGATCTGGCCCACGACCAGGAATTTCATAAACTGGAATTCGGGATCGCCAGCAGGCAGTCCATCCGCGATGACGGTAAAAATGCCCTTCTTGAGATCCGCAGGCTTCCGATCAGCAAAGTCTTTCAACGCGCGGGTGACCAGCCGGTCGGGCCAAGCATTGGCAAGAGAGACCGCAAAACTGTTGAGAAGGCTGTCTTCGGGACTGACGTTGCTCATTTCGAGAATGCCTCACTGGCGGCCTGCGCAACGCCTTGTCGCATCAGTTGCATTGCGCGTGATTGGGAAGCAGCGGCAGTGCGCTGCAGGAACGGGTTGGCACGGGTTCCATTGCGCGCGATGGCGCGCTGCAGCCCACGCGCGCGCCGCTGCAGCTCGTGCTGATCGCTGACGCGCTTCGTGTATTTGAGCCAAAGGACCAGGGGCATGAGGGGCGGCTTGTGCGGGCGCGCCCCTGCGTTCACGGCGGCCGCGTAGTTCGCTGTCGGGCGGACGAGATAGCTGCCGCTCGCCTCACGCTCCACGACGACGCTGTTGGTCAGGGTTGTGAGGGCCTTGGGGGCCTCCAGCTTCATCGTCCTTCCAGCCTCCGTGGCGGCGCGCTGCACGAACTTATCCAGTACCGTGCTGAAGTTGGACAGCTTGCCGGGGACCTGGCCCAGGATAGCCCGGTCCAATTCGATCTTGATCGAGGTCATGCTGCCAGCCTCCGGACGCGGCGCGTCCATTCTTCCATGAGCTTGTCGTAGAACGCGGACGGCGTCATGTTCTTCGGCGCCGAGTTCAATCCGTCGCGCTGCTGCACCGGTTTCTTGATGTTGCGCATCACCATTTCCCGCATCGCCTCTGCCTGTGCCCTCAAGATCAGCAGATCGCGATCGCCCAGGCTGATGGTCGTCTTGGAGGCCTGCTCGTCGATATGGTGACTGGCCAGGTAGTAGAAGCCGAAGGTCGAGCCGAAAGCCTGCAGGTGCAGGTACGTGGGCATGGCATCAAGGCGCAGCAGCTTCACCGGTCCATTCCCCGAGTCCTCCTCGACTGCAACGAAGTCGGGAGCGGCTCCAGGCCATCCGGGATCCCAGGTCTGCAGGCGACAGTTGCGGCCCCACATGCCGGCCTTGTAGCGATACATATTTGCCGGGGCTGGGTAGGTGTCCACGCCCATCAGGATGCTCACCTCGGCGAACAGCGTGCGTGGGCGCTCGTCGTTGAAGGCAAGCGATGCAGTCCGCAGGAGGCGCGCAAAGGCATCCTCCTCGTCGAAGACTTCAGCGGAATCCCGCAAGGAGAACTTGAGGTCCTCCTGCAGATCGGCGATGGACATCGTTCCAGCCATGGCTTTACTTCACCCGGCCGAGCTTCTCAGTCGCGATGGCCTGCAGCAGCGTGGTGCGGTTCTTCCCTTCGCTGCCGGATTCGGCCAGCTCCAGGGCGTCCAGCTCCTTGTCGCTCAGCTCGGGCAGCTTCGCCTGGATATCCGGCACGTTCAGGGCCAGCATCGCAGTGATGGCCGCCAGCAGCTTTTCTTGCTCGTCCTTACCGTCGTCGGAGGCGCCGCCTTCAGCGGCGCCAGCCGGCTTGTCACCCGCCGGTTCGTAGCCCGGTACCAAGGTTTCATCCACCATGCGGGTGTCGCCCGGCGGGATAGTGGTGCCGCCCAGGTGTTCAAATTTCGCGGATTCGTTCGTGTACGGGACCATACCCATGTTGTTCTCCTTTGGTTGCTCAAAAGCCCCCGGCCAGTGCCGGGGGCTTCGCCTCTACGCTCGCGGGGTTGTCCGTGATTAGCGGTTGCTCGCGCTGTAGGCCAGCACCGAGGTCATGCGATTGGCCACCGGCTTGGGCACCTTGATGGCGCTGTATTCCTCGCCGTAGGCCTGGCGCTTGCCGATCGGACGACCTTGGCTGTCGGTCATTTCGAAGGGCTGGCCAGTGACGAACGGCTTGGCGATGGTGTAGCCCAGCAGACCGCGTTGGCCGATCAGGATGCGCTCGTCGCCCAGGTCCACGCCCGGTGCATTGGTGCCGAAGGCAGGGATGTTCTTCACGCGCTCCAGGTCGCCGTCGTTGGTCGTGTCGCTGCCGTTGCGCTTGCCGGCAGCGGTGAACTGCTCCGCGTTGGTCATGGTGTCGTGCAGCACCGGCGAGGTCAGCAGGAAGTCCGGCTCGACATAGCGCTCGCCGGACATCATGGCCTTGCGAGACCCGACAGCGCGCAGGAGGCCATTCAGGTGAACTTCCATGGTCACACCCGCCGGCACATCCAGGTCGAACTTCATCACGTTCGTGGCGCGCGAGTAGGATGCCGTGCAGGCACTGGTCGCAGTGGGAGTCACGGCGGCGCCGGCCTGGTTCACGAACTGGATATAGCCCAGGTTGAAGCTGGTCACGCGGTAATAGGTGCCCGCCGCCTGCTCACCGGTACCGTCATAGGGCAGGAGGGTAGTGCCGTTCAGCACAATGGTGATCGGGTTCTCGGCATTGCCGATCGCGGTACCCTGGAGATCACGATCCTGATGCTGGCGTACGATCGGGAAGTTGGCCGTCTTGATGGTGGACTTCGTGCCATCCAGCTGCGAGGCGAACGATTCGGCCGACACGGGAACGGCGGCGTAGCTGTCCGATGCCCGCTGCAGATGGTTCATGATGCGGCGGCATACCAGCTCACGCAGGATCCGGGCGTTGGACTCGATGTTGCGCGCCATCGCGTCCCAGTTGATCGCCGAGGCCTGGCTGAAGTGGACGACTTCATTGGTGATGACCATGGCCAGCTTCATGGGCAGGATGTAGGCCGTGTCCATGTATTGGCCGATGCCGGCCGGTGGGATCGGCTTGCCTTCGAACACGATGGCATCGTTCACGATGGCCGAGGCGTCGCGCAGCTCATAGGGAATCTGGGTGGTGGTGGTGGCCTGGAAATCGGTCAACGTCTGCACCAGATCCAGAACACGCAGGTCCGACAGGGCTTCGCGGATCACCTCGCGGCGGAAGCCCACCGGCAGGTTCGTGTTACCCATGTTCACGGTGCCGCCGGCGAGGATTTTGGTTTCGGTCGCGATTTCGGCGCCGTGCAGTTGGTCGAAGCAGGACAGCACGCGCTCGATGAAGGTGGTCTCCTTCGGCAACAGGCGCAGTCGCCCTTGACGGTGGAGGTCAGTCAGGGCCAGGCGCTCGCGATACTGACCGGAGAGGCGGATGGCGTCATCGTGGACGACCATGACGTTGGGCTGGTGCACTTGGCCGATGGCCGCTGGGAAGCCCATGGACGACAGACGGCGTGCGGCGATTTCGCGCTGGCCGCCGGCGATTGCGACGGCAGCCAGTTGCCGGACTTGCTCCTCGGTCATCCCGGCCACCAGCGGGCGATTCTGTTCGGACAGCAGAACGCGGGTGTCTTCGTCCAGGCCCTGGTCAGCGGTGATCAGCTCGGAGAGCAAACGCTCATTGGCTGCGACGCTGGCAGCCTGGGCGGTGCGTTGGCGCTCGCGCTCGTCGAGTTGTTGGGCGAGCAGGCGGCTGACATCGTCAGCGCTCAATGCAATGCCTTCCGGAATATTGACGGAGAGCTGTACGGACTGGGAGGAGTGCTCGGCCAGTTGGCGACCGGCGTCGTCGAAGCGGTCGATGATTTCCTGCGCGGCGACTTCATCGGCGGCGAGTTGGACCACCTTGGTGGCGGTGTCCACCAGGTTGGCGATGATCGGGGCGGCGAGCTTGCGTGCCTTCAGGGCCTCGGTCAGCTTGCGCAGCAATTCTGCATACTTCATTTTTTGCTCCTGGAGTAGGGTTGATTGCAGTTCGGGGTGGATGAAGACCGGGATACCATCATCGGTACCGGCGGATAGGCGGATAGGGTCGAGGCCCTTGATGACTGGCCTGATGGTCAGGCCCGCGCCCAGCATGACCGGCCCATGGTTGAGCTGCTTTTCGTTGTCCCGCCACTGCTCGTGATATTCGAGCGAGAGATACCGATATCCCTTGTTCTTCACCGCGTCGATGCCGTAGGGGGTCCATTCGACGTGGGCACGGAAGCGATCGCCCTCAATGCGGACGGCGAGGATGCGCGCTGCAGCGCCGTTGCCAGGCTTGTGGTCGACATCAATGAAAACATCCTGGCCGAAGACGCCGTTGTTGAAGTTCTCCGCCATCTTCATCAGCATGCTGTGCGTGATGTCGAACTCGCCATAGCGAGGGTCGGAGAAGTGTCCGGTACGGGTGAGGGTGATCCAGGAGGAGGGATTCCCGTTGCGGTCACTGACCGATACATCGGCCAGGACGCGCACTGGTCCTTCAGCCATGCCACTCAGTTTGATGTGTCGAGGGTTGTGCATCGATTCGCCTGGTAGAAATGTGGTGCGCCGCCCCGGCAATGTGGGGAGGAGACTTACCCGGGGGAACCCGGCGCACCCGAAACTTTTTGACTCAGGCGATAGTTTCAGGGGGTGGTCAAATCAACGGTAGGGGGGGAGGTGTTACTTCTCCTGCTGGCGCTCCAGACGTTTCTTTACCGCGCGCCAGGTCGATCTCACTTGGGATGCTGGAAGATCTCCCGCCTCGAATGCTTCGTTCTTGTTGACGCCGAGAATGCCTTGCCGGTCCTTGCTGGCTACAGTCTTCAGGAAATCGACGACCGTCTGTTTCCCTTTCCGATCCTCGTCGGTGACTTCGTCGCGATAGACCACCACCTCGAAGCTCAAGGTGTTGGGATGGGCTGGGAGGGGGCTGCGGCCATGCGGATACACGCCGGGGCCGAGTCCGAAGAGATTGGCGCGCGCGTGCATATCGCAGATGTCAACGCGAGGATGGCGCGGTGACAGCATGAATTTGGTACCGATGGTGTCCAGATCCGCCGCGGCAGCGCCTTGATATGCAACGGTGTGAGCCCGGTTCACCTCTGTGCGCAGGACGCGCATGGTGTTTTCGAGAGGATTGCCGGGGCCGCTGGACAGGCTGCTCGCCAAACCTTCAGCGACTTGCTCAGGCCTGGCAGCACGGGCGGCCATATCCAACTCGGGCGGGACAGGTACCCCCCGCTGAACAAATTCCAAGGCCGCCTTGGCGGCTCCGTCGCCCCGAGCGACCGCTGCCTGAACTTGCGTTCGAAGGATATCGTCAGCGCGGCGATCGAGGCGCCATATACGGTCCGACAGCCGGAGGCCGCTCGGGTCCTGGAAGTTGCGGACCTGTTCAATGGCAGCGCTCCTCGCATTGAAAACTGCGGTGGCTCCGATACGCTGGCCGAATGGCCTGGCGCCCAGGTCCGCGGCAGCGGCGATTCCGTCGTCCAGAATTTTGTTGCGCGCCTGCGCAAGTTTTTGCAGCTCATTGTCGAGCTGCTGGATCAGCACCGCCAATGCCTCCGTCTGGATGGAATTCCGTGCGCCAGCGATAGCCATGATCCGGCCCCTCATTTCTCCGATCGCCCGGTCGTAGAGAGCAACGAGCTGCGATCGGTTCTGCCGGTCGAGCGCGACCAGATCCTCCTGGGACCGCTCGGACTCGCTCTTGACTTCTTCCTGGTCGGGGGTGAGTGCCATTATTTCGTCGAGATTGATGTGGCCGAGGAGCCCTTGGGGCCATTGCCGGGGGTGATGCTGACTGTGGGGCGGTCGGACCCAGCTGGAGGATCTGGATATGGATCATCATCCTCACGCGCGGCGTCGCGCCGAGCACGGACCGTGGCAACATCGAACCCCAACTCTTCCCAGAGCATATCGGTGGGAATGCCCAGGGCTTGCAGCTTGAGGGCCCGGTCGGCGGCCTGGTTCGGCGTCTCGGTCCGGCGTTCAGCGAACTTCACCTTGATCTCGTCGTCACCCAGCACGATCCCCTTGAGCAGTAGCTGCAGCCTGAAGGTGAACTCATAAGCGAAGGCGATGGTGTCTTGAAGGCTGTCGATCTCGTCAAAATAGTCGCCCTTCAAGTCCTGCAGAATGTCCCGGTTCAAGCCTTCGGTATAGCCGGCCAGGCCCTTGGGAATTGGAGTGCCGGAGAACATGCAGTCGAGCAGGAATGCGACGTCCTGAATCTGGTCGAGATTGCTATCGCCCTGGATCGCGTTCACGGCCCCTTTCTTGTTCATGAAGAAATCGGTCGTGATTTCGCTTTGCTTACGCATCACCTTGGCCTCGTACTGATCCATTTCGGTCTGGTTCGCGCCCTCCAGCACGTGAGCCAGCCGCAGGGGTGCGCGGGTGCGCCGGCGCACGACCATGTCTTCTTCGGTCATGCGCAGTTTCAACCAGGTGCTGCGATTGGCATCAAGGTAGGGGCGGCCCATGCTACCCATGTCGTCGTAGTTATCGGCGTCGAAGCGGACCATCGTCAGCTGCCAGAGCGCAAAGTCCGCGCAGGGGCGGCCGGTGACCAGATCATGCTGGCGATACGCTTTTGCGACGTCGGCGAATTGGCCGGCGGCGTTGACGACAGGAACAATGGTCTCCGCAGGCATGCGGATCAGCCGCTGGATCCGACGGCCCTCGTCCATGACCACCTGCAGCGGGAGGTTGCCCTCCATGATCATGCCTCGGCAATCGCTCTTGAGTTTTTCCGGCCGATTCAGCTCAATGCGGGAGAGGAATGCTTTCCACTCGCGCGAGATGACCGGACTGGGTGATTGAAGCTGCAGCACCAGCCCGCCCTTGATGATGTCCCTGGCCACTCTGCTGTGAATTTTCTTGATGCGCCCGTCCATGCGGTCGGCGGCACGGACGTCGAAGATAGCTGCGCGCAGCTCCGGATCGACAAAGAATTGGTTATAGAGATCTCGGTACCGGGCATCTTCGCGGGTACGCATGCCAATTTCCGAGCTGGAAGGTAAAGGCTCTGTGGGCAGTTTTCCGCGGAAGAACTGAACGAAGCCGTCAAAAATTCCCATTTTCTTCTTTCGTGATAAAGGTTACCGAGCGCCAGCCATCGATCATTCCGAGGTTAGCCAACTCGCGGATCATCGGTATCGCCTCCGGCATATGCTGATGCACCAGGCTCTTCGTCTCTCTGGCGCGCTCCATATCGCGGCCACTAAGCGGCGGCTTCGGCGTGGCCACGGCCGAGGGCGAATGCACGCGACGATCGCCCGGTTGATATTTGCTCTCATCGCCCAAGGTGAATTCCTCCAGCCGATACCCCGAGCAGTTCGTCGCGTGTGCGTTGGATACCGCTGATGATGGTCTGCACCTCTGCCGCGCCGGCCGTCATATGTCCCCAGAGGGCAGCGCAAAATGCGTCGAAGAAGTCGTCGCCGATTTTCGTATCGACCTGCTTGTAGCTGGGGTAGCTGCCTGTCTGGTTCGCTACCTCCTTGATGTTCCCGAGCTGCCGGATGAGGTCGCGCCAGTCCTTGCTCACATCGTCCTCGCCTTCTTCATCGAAAGCAGGTATGGCCGCCCGCCTGTTGTGGAAGAGCGCGCGCAGCGCAGACGCCATGCTGTGTTTCGTCATACCTTCGAAGCGGATTGGTGAGAAAGCCCATTCCTTCCAGGCGGACGCATTGCTCTCGCCATCGGCAATTGTGCGCCGATCGATCTCGGTCAGGCCCTGATGAAAGAGATCGTCGTTCACCGACGTCAACATGCCCACGCCGTACGCATCGCCCAGCGCGTGATCCGGCATGAAGTAGCGCCATAGGCCGACCAGCTCACGCCGGATCACGTTATCGTCGGTGCCTGCAGGCCACGCCCGGGCAAAAATCGGGACGATGAAGCTGCCCAGCTCCTCGGTGACGACCAACGCAGATCGCGAGGCCGTCAGGCTTTCCCCATGGCCGGTGTGGTCGTAACCGAACGAGATCTTGCCGCGCTTTTTGTACCGTGCAGCTGGAAGAGGTCCAGAGATTTCAAGGCGCGCCTGCATGCCGATGGCCATGGCCAAGCGGATGTACTTTTCCCATATGTGGTTCTGGGCCTGGATGTTTCGGCATACGTACTGCCGAATGTATTCCGGCCCGGGCATCTCGTTGCGCTTCTGCAGAATATAGGCTTGGTCGAGAATGCCGAGTTCCAGCGCCAGGTACACATTGACGACCGGGAGCACGTGGTAACCCCCTGATTCGATAAGGCCGGAGAGGGTGTCCGCGCCTTTGAATACGCCGGTGATGCGGATCTGCGGCTCGAAGACGGTGCCATCGGGAGCGCCGAGGCGCTGTGTGCCGGCCAGCATCGGGAACAGGCGAGAGTAGAGGCGATCAGCGGGCATATCGTCGATCTCTTCCAGGGACGCGAGCGAGAGACCATCGCCGTCAATCTGGGACATGATCCCGTACGCCTGCGCACGGCTCTTATTGAAAAATTCGTACTTTGTATCTGACTTCTGGGGACGTCCGTTCTTGTAGTTGATGTAGGCGCTGAGAATAGGAGAGCGCTCGATCGCCTCCAGGTGGTACCGGAGATTCGCTTGAGACTGCTGTTGGCGCGGAGCGAAGATGCCTTCCTCCTGGTGAGGGTGGCACGCAAGGAATTTCAGTGCATACATCTCCTTGGCGGAGGTCTTGCGGCCGCGGCGGCAGGAATAGTCGACCGTGTTGCGGTGCTCGTCCATCTCGATCTGTTTCAAGATCTGCACGGGGTCCAAGTCCACGCCATGCACATGCTTATGCCACAGCGCGTGATCATCCTTGTAGCGGTGAATCTCCACCTCCGCTCGGTTTGAGACGGTGATGCGCTGCCGCGATGAAACGCGCTGGCCGGTCATTTCTTCTCAACAGCCTGGACGTCGATCACATCGGCCGCGCCCCGTGCCTGGGCACCGGCATTCTCTGCTTCATGCTCCAGCAGGATGGGATCCGCGGCAGTCGAAGCGTTCGCCCGCATGACCTTATTGCGGAGGTCTTCCAGGGCTTCCAGCTTCCTGCGTTGATACTCGTCGACGCTGATCGCTGGTGCAGCGGTGGAGCCGCCGAGGTGCCCTGGGAAGATATCCTCTTCGTCGACCACCTTGTTTGTCATACCCATGTCTGCGAGCGTCAGGTTGTTCTTGCTCAGGAAGTCCGTCAGGGGCTTGAGTAGCGGATGGGCTGAAATCTCCGTGATGGTGCGCTGATCGCCCCATTCATCGGTGTACCTGGCCAGCACTAGCGTTCCATTCGAGTCGAAATGAAACTCGGGACGCTCGACCTTCACACCATCGTTGATGATCGTCAGGATGATCTGCTGAAGGATGGAATACACCGCCGCCTGCATCTCGGAATACATACCTTGCAGCACGCCCGGCTTGCGTTGCTCGAAGGCGGCCTGGTGGAGCATGAAGTTCTGCGTCTGCTTGACGCAGCAGGGCTGCTGTTGGCACCAGACGCGGTCCACATCGCAGGTGTTGCAGAGGGCATATTTCCCCGGGCGTGCAGGGAAGTAGGTGGCGACCTTCGCGGATGCGCCATGCTTCATGGCATTGAATCGAGTGCGAAGAGATTCTTCCTTCGTCGGATGGCCCTCCAGATTGGCCGCGCTGGCGGCCTTGCCGGCGGCGGTCTTGGGGCCAGTGGAATTGCTCCAGGCCTTCAGCAGCGCCCGCTCCCACGCTGCCTGGTTGCTCTCGGCACCGCACCGCGGGCAGACAGCGAAATAGCGCCAGGGATGGTATTCATCCTCGGGCGCGTCCTCGATCCGATCCGGCGCGGCCTTGAATTTTCCGCATCCGCACTGGAATGTGACCTCGGTAAGGGCTTGATTTTGGTTGCGTTTGGACAC